AAGTCTTCTCTAAACTTAGCGTATTCTAATTCCATTTTCTTACGAGCCTCTTCTACTTTTTTATCAGCATCACCTAATTGTTTTACATTTTCACTCTCTTTTTGAGCTACTATAACTGCAGCGGCAGCCTTACTACCACTACTAAGGTTCTTCCAAGACTCTGGCATTTTAAGACCTGGTACCAAAGAACAGCCTGTTAAACATACAGCCAATATAAGAAAAGTTAAATAGCGCATAACGATATTTATAAATATATTGTAGATATGGCTAAAAAGATTAAAGTTAAATATGATGAGATTAAAACTAGCCCTTTATTTGCAGGTGTACCAGATAAGATAATAAAGAAGATTGCGGCCATTCCTACAGCCCAAGAAATATCTACCGGTGCAGTTATTGTTAAAGAAAATGACCCGGGTGATAGCATGTTTATTATTATAAGCGGTAATGTAGATGTCTTGAAAGGTGAAAAGAATTTAAAGTTAGCTAGTCTTGGATCTGGCGTATTCTTAGGGGAAGGGGCTTGTGTATCTGGGTCTCCACGTAATGCTACACTAGTTGCGACCTCTCCAGTTAAGGTTGCGATGTTCGATAAAGAAGCATTTAACAAGCTAATCGTTAGTCACCCAGCTATCCCCGTAACGCTAATGAAGGTTCACAACGAAAGGTGTAAAGATACTGTACGTAAAATAAACGTTATGAAATCCAAGGGGTTTATAGCTATTGCTGCTTTAGGGGGTATAATGTTATTAAAAAATGCTCCTAGTTTAATACCAATACCAGCCCTACAACCACTATTTCAACAAATAGCTGCAATGTTACCAGATGAGTTAATGGCTATAGGAGGACCTGGTGCTATTGCAGCATTTCTTAAATTTCAAAAAATGGATATGGGGGATATAGTTTCTAAGCTTGAAAAACTATAACCTCCTATTAAATTGTTAAATGCGCATTGCAATTTCTGGTACCGCAAATCAAGGTAAAACAACTTTAATAACTGACTTTTTAGCTGAATGGTCAAACTATAAAAATGCAGGAGATAATTATCGTGAACAAATTAAAAAAGAAAAATTACCCCACAGTAAAAAAGCCACTAAAGATTCCCAATGGAAGATACTTAATACAATTGTCGACGAAATGCAAAAATATTCGGCAAAAGACTATGTTGTCTTTGACCGATGTGCATTAGATAATTTAGTATATTCTCTTTGGTGTTTTGATAAACAAACGTCGGACATAGATAAAGAATTTATCGATAAATGTATACCGGTTGTAAGAGAGAGTCTAAAGTTTTTAGATATTATTTTCTTTCTACCTATTACAAAAGCCGCCCCCGTTAATATTAAAGAAAATGGTACGCGAGAAACTGATGAAGTATATGTAAAAGAAATTGACTCTCTTTTTAAGAGTTTAACAATGCAATATACTCACGGTCTAGGTAAGACTCCTTTCTTTCCAGCTGAAGACTGCCCAGGTATAATTGAGATATTAGGTACCCCGTTTGAGCGTATTCAAATGATTAAATGGTATTTAAATGCTGAGGGTGAGTTAATTGGTGGTGACCCAACCGCTCCAGACAATTTATTTAATCCTGAAAATCTCGAAGCAATGGCTGAACTATTAAAAGGTCAAAAGACAGATCTCGGGAAAGAGAAAGCTTATCATAACGAGCTTGAAAAGATTAAAGACTTTGTAAAAAAGACAAAGCGTTAAGCTGTACGTTTCCAAACATACATACCATATAAAGGTGGTATGTTATTGTGAGATTGGCCACCGCCGTAACTAGTAGATGTTAATGTTTGTGTTAACTCTAGTCTCCAACCAACAGCCTGTGGGCCGTTCTGGTAAGAATTATTAGTACCTGTACCACCAGGTCCACCGTTTTGTGTGACGTTATGGGTATGGGCTGGTACTTCAGATGTTATTAAAGTGTGTTTGTACTCGCCAGTGGAGTCTGTAGCTTCAACAGGCACGGTAAACCCTGCACCGTTTTTATCTACCCCAGCACCTACACCTGCCATAAATAGACCTTGAGCTACTTGGGTCCAAGATGTACCAACTAAGTAAAAACCGGGGTTTACATTATCAATTGTATGTTTAATACTGTTAACCGGAAACATTAAATTAACAAAAGAAGCTGTTGCAGATTGAATATTAGTATTAATTAGACCTGTTAAGTATAACACATCACTTGCTTCTTGAGAAGATAATGAAGTTAAATCAGATGATAAAGTTGCAATGTTTGTTGAGTGTGCTGATATTGTACTTGCAAATGTAACATTATCTAAACCGAAGATAATATTTTGAAAGTCAATTTTCTTAGTTACTACTGAGTCATCAATAACGAAGAAGTCGCCGGATTTTACTTCATCTGCAGTAGGTAATGCACTAATATTAATTTTTGCACTTGACATATATCAATTATTTATTAAAATACCTTATGGCTAAAATAGGTGTTGGTATAATTACATGCAACAGATTAGATTATTTGCGTAACCTTTTAAAAACGTTACCGAAATACCAGATTAATGAGTTAGTAGTAATTAACGACGGTAAGCCTCAGTTAGACTACGTTGAATCAGAGTTTGAGTTTGGTCTCTGGATTGATAACCCCGTTAATCTTGGGGTGGGTAAATCTAAGAATAAAGCAATGAAGTACTTATATGATGCAGGATGTGATTATATCTTTATCATTGAGGATGATATGTTAATCAAGGACGCAACAGTTTTTAACAAATATATTGAAGCTTATAAGGCATCTGGTATTCATCACTTTAATTACGGGCCTGGGTCACCTTTTAATAGAAAGCAAACAATTCAAAACTTCGACTTACATAATAGACATCTATTAGATCAGCATAGTGAACCAAACCCAAAACTTATTATCGATTATAATAAAGATATAAAGATTGCATTATATGAACATACAGTTGCAATGTTTTCTTTCTTTACACGCGAAGTGCTCGAAAAAGTAGGTTATATTGATGAAGAGTTTTATAATGCCTGGGAGCATGTTGATCATACTTACCGTATTATTAAAGCTGGTTATCACCCACCTTTTTGGTGGTTTGCAGATATCGCAAATAGCGCGGACTATTTAACTGAAGCTCCTGGAGCTATTGATAATTCATCTATTGCTAATAAAACTGAACAATGGGAGAAGAATGTATATGGTGGTAGAGAGATATACTTAAAAAAGCATGGTCATTATCCAAACCAACCTCCATTTGTTTCAAAAGATGAAGTAATTTCAATCGTTAAAAAACTTAAATCCAATGGTAAAAAATAGTTGCATATTCTACTTAGTAAATAATAACCCGATTCATTTAAATAGACTCTATAATAGTCTTGACTGTTTAAAAGAGAACTTCTTAAATGATTATCCATATCCAGTCGTATTTGGCCATGAAGGCTTACCTCAAGATATAATTGATGCTATTAAAGCAAAAGCTCCTACTAAACATTATTTTTATAATGTAAAGTTTAAAGTACCTGATTACCCGCAAGAGATACTATCTCAAATTCCAGAGAAGTTTAAAGGTCACTGGGATGAGAACGCTTTCTTCTCTATAGGATATAGACATATGTGCAGATTTTTTGCCGGAGATATGTACAAACATGAGTTTTTCTCCAACGTAAAATACTTACTACGTTTAGATTGTGATTCATATATTACTGATAAAGTAGGTTTTGATTTCTTTAAAAAAATGGAAGAAACTAATGCAGTTTATGGTATGATAGGTTCAAGAGAGAATGAGATGGACTATGTTATTGAAGGTCTTGAAGATCATTTAAAAAAATATTTCGGTAAAAAATATAAACATAATGATATACATACAACTTACGATACTCATTTTGAGTTAGTAGATATACAATGGTTTAAGAGTAAAGCATACATGGATTACTATGAAAGTATCGAAAAGACAGGCAACATCTATATTAAAAGATGGGGAGATGCACCTATTAAATATCAAGGGGTAACTCAACTATGCGACCCTACTCGCATTTATCAATTTATCTTTTCATACAAACATGGAGGAGATTTATAATGCAGTATAATTACGTTGATTGGGATATTAGAAAAAAACCATACCCTTCTTTAATGAAGGCTATTGAGCTTTTTAAATCTATTAATGGTAAAGTTATTGTCGAAGTTGGGTCAATGCGTAAAGTAGCTGAACATGATATTCACGATTATAGTCATGAATGCTGTATGGAAGGCCATAGTAGTATGATATTTGCTTTAAGTAGTGATGAATTTCATACTGTAGATATTGACTTACCTACTTCGAGAACAACCTTTAACGCTTTAAAAAATTTAACTCCAAAGACAAATTGGAGTGTTTATAACGGTGACGGTATTAAATTCTTAAAAGATTTTAAAGGTACAATTGACTTGCTATTTTTAGATGCCTGGGATATCGGTGTACCTAACTACGCAGAAAATCATCTTGAAGCCTATAAAGCTGCTGAACCAAAATTAAACAAACAACATATTATTTTGATAGATGATACTGACATCAACTGGACCCAAGTAAGAGGCTTTCATAACGACGAAGAAAGTATGGGAGGTAAAGGAGCTGTTGTAATTCCTCATTTAATATCAAAAGGATATGAAGTGGTCTTTAAAGGTCGTCAAACCTGCTTAATTAAAAGATAATATGAAGATTGCAATTTTAGTACCCTCAAGAGAAAGAATGAATAGACGTCTTACTATGCTGATGTCTATTTTAACTTCAGTGAAAGATATCAATAACGTCAATGTATACTTTGGTGTTGATGAAGATGATCCAACTAGAGATAGAATAAAGAAGATTGCAGCAGCTATCCCATGTGTAAAGATTGTGGATATTAAAAACGAAGGCAAGTTTATCGGTTTAGGTAAGATGTGGAATCTTTGCTCAGATGCTTCAACAGAAGAAATAATTTCAATGATTGGTGATGATATGGTGTTTGCAACTCCAGGTTGGGATGAAATGTTAATTGAAGAGTTTAAAAAGTCACCAGCAGATAAAATCTACGGTGTTCATTGCAATGATGGTTACCATGGTGAGAAACTTGCAGTTAATTTCTTCTGTTTAAGAAAATATGCAGACTTAATGAGCGGTAAGTTTATGAGAGAAGAGTTTAAGATTAACTGGATTGACCAATGGTTACATCAAGTATTCTCTTCTGTTGGTAGATTAAAATACCGTGGTGATATTATGATCGAACATCGTCATTGGGTATTAGGTAAAGATAAAAAAGATAATGTAGCTGATAGAATGGCTACTGCTGATGTTAATAAAATTAGTGATAAACTTTGGTATGATCTGGTCGATGAAAGAATCAAGGATGTTAAAACTATTTCAAATTATATGAAAGTTAAACCGGACTGGAGTAAAGTCGATATTCAAGGAGGTACAATCTAATGGGTGAAATTACACGTAATGATACTTTCGGTAGAGCGATTATAGACACAGTTAATAACTACGGTATTAGAACGGTGCTTGAAATAGGCTCCTGGGATGGTACAGGCTCTACTCAATGCTTTATTGAAGGTATGGAAAAGCTTGATAATAAACGTTTAATTTGTTTAGAAGTTTATACGGATAGATTTGAGCAGTTATGTAGCAACACTGCAAAGTATAGCTGGGTAGAATGCCACAATCAATCATCGATTAGCTATGATAATATGCTATATAAGAACTTTGACAATATCTGGGATTCGCCATATAATTTTATACCTAAAGAAGATCAAAATGGTAGCACTAAGCCAGTTGTATCTGAATGGTTTAAACAAGATATTGAGATGATAAATAAGTTTAAATCTGGTTACATTGAAGATCATCCAGATGAAACCTACGATGCTGTATTAATCGACGGTGGTGAGTTTTCCGGTTATAGTGAGTTTAAACTTTTAAAGGACAAATCTAAGTTCTTTATTCTTGATGATTATTATAAAGCTTTTAAAACCCGTCAAGTGGCAGATGAACTTAGTAAAGATCCAAACTGGGAAGCAATCGCTGGTAATAAACATACTAGAAACGGTTGGGCTATTTTTAAACGCAAATGAAAAAGAAAACAATAGGTATTATACAACCAGGTAAACTGGGCGATTTAATTATTTGCTTACCCATTGCAAAGTATTATCACGATCAAGGTTATGAAGTATATTGGCCAGTTTTTAGTAACTTTGCTCCAATGATGACTGAAGTAGTAGATTACGTTAAATATATTCCAGTTTCAAATGACGTATATAAGTGCGTACCTGAAGCGTATGAATATTTTAAGAAAAAGAAACCTACTATATTATTTGATATTGCTGCAACTTTTCCTGGTAGTAAATGTACCGAAGAATATGTTGCATTAGGTGATGGTTATGGTGAAGAGAAGTTTGATCAGTTTAAGTATAGAAAATGTAATGTACCTTTTGATTTAAAATGGAAGTTAGAATATAAAAGAGATTTAAAATTAGAGCAGAAAGTTTACGATGATATGGTTACGAGTGAAAAGTATGATGTAATATCCACTAAACATTCTAGAGGAGATATAAACGTTAGATTTGCTAGTAAATATCCAATCATCCAAGTTAACGAAAATTACAATATCTTTCATTGGAGAAAAGTATTAGAAAACGCTAAATGCATCGGGTTAGTAGATAGTGCAATGGCTAATTTAGTTGAACAGTTGAATTTACCAAATAAGAAGGTATTATTGCGTAAACCAGGACACCCGACACCTACATTCAGAAATGAATGGAGAATACAAGAAATTCAATGAGAATAGCTTTTACAATTATATTAAATGGTTTGAGACATCTCAAACACGCTAACTATCACCATGCAATGACTACGATGTTTGATCATTGGGTTATTGTTGAAGGTGTTTCTAGACCCACTGGATCAACTTCTTGGTGTAAAGATCTACCTACCGATTTTCATAATAATTACCTATCTAACGATGGTACTACTGAGTTCTTAGACTCTATCAAGTCTGATAAGGTTACCATTGTGAGATGTAAAGACAAACCATGGAATAATAAAGACGATCAAGTTAATGCAGCTATAGATCATATTAAGACTATAACAAACGAATGTATGCTTTGGCAAGTAGATATCGATGAGAAATGGACCCAAAGACAATTAAGAGAAGCTGAAGAAACACTTAAGTTAAATAAAGGTAAGACTGGTTGCTTCTTATGCAATTATTATGTAGGTCCTAAACAGATTGCAACAGGCCAATGGGGTGAAGGCAATTATGAACCTTATAGACGTCTTTGGGATTGGAAAGGTGAGAAGTTTATATCCCACGAACCTCCTAAACTGGATGGTAAAAACGGTCCAGGTTTACTATTACCGCAAAAGTTTAATCATTTTGCTTACTACTACGAAGAAGATGTTAAGTTTAAAGAAGCTTACTATCAAGGTTATGAAGGGTTGTTAAGTCGCTGGAAAGAAGTTCAAAATAATAAAGGTACAATACATCTTAGTAAGCTCTTAGGACCGAATACTTGGTGGAGTAATACCAATACATATATAAAATATGTAGATGCTAGTTGATGGTAATAATTTTATATCCCACTACCTAAAAAATGGTAAACCGTTGCTTGCTGGTAAGATTGGGGTTACTGAATTAAATTTACTTTATTGTAACCATACTTTAAAAAACGCTAATCATTTCCAATCACACCTTCAACACGAAGCTGAAGACATCGCAGGATTATACCCATATAACGTAGAGACTACTAAAAAGTTTGGCGCTGATATGATTAAAGCTCTATCTTTAATAGATATTATACCTAAATGGAATAAAGTTAACCCGATGTTCGAACAGTATGTTTTTGAAAACTATTGTCCGAATGCATATAAGACCCAATTACAACATTTGGAGCCGTATTTTTTTGATAAGCCTTGGACAGATTATCTTGAAA